ATTTTTATCTCCTTTTTTGGTAATTAAATAAGCCATCATCACACCTGCTGCTGGATACAGCATCTGCGCATTTGGAAAAGCGCTGAGATTAAGACCTTTTCCATAGCCATACCACATCAGAAGTCCCATTACATATGTGATTCCGTATGCTATAATCACATAGATCAAAAGCTGTTTTTTCTCTGTTTGCATAAATTTCATAATTCCTTCCTTGCAACTTTTAATTTGTTACTCACATGATATCATACTTTAGACACTTAGGCACAGGTTATTCCCCAAATTGAAGAAAACTTAAAACATTGATTTACTGCAAGGCATAACGAATCTTTTATTAAACAAGGGCAAGATGCGCCCTTGAGTAACTCTAATTTCCTTTTGGAAATCAGGAAAGGTTGTTCTTAGGAATATTTTTCTTTACATTCATTAATAGTATGTTATACTAGAATAAATCTGATAAATTTGAAACACTTACTATAGTTATTAGAAATGGAGTTCTCTATGGATTTAACGATGATACTATTTATTGCTTTAATCATTATTTTTTTTATAATTCCGTTACTAGCATTTATTATTAAATCTGCAGTAAAGCAAGGAATTTTGGAAGCTTACAAGATTATTAAAAATGATAAAGATAAAAATATTTTATAACTCTAATCTAAAATCTAGTATGTTCAATAAAAATCCTCTTTTTTAAAGAGTTGGATATTCTTCAATTATTTCTTGTTATTAGTTGTATAAGACCCATATAAGGTATCTACTTAATAGAGGAAAAGAGAATTATAGATGTTTTAAGGAAAAGTGGCTATTTTTAAGAATATATCAATCAACTTTGTTTTATTGTATTTTGATACTCTTGTGTTAATATCTAGATAAAAAAGAAATGCCCTAACAGTATTCTTCATGTTTATGTGAATATGAATTAATCTGCTAAGGCATTTCTTTTTATTTGTATCTTTAAAATATCATTTAAAATAATCAAATTTTTAGCAAAGTAGGTCTTTTTGGTACCATATGAGACGCACTTGTGCAAGATTTCCTCCTTCTTCAGATGTTTCGAACATATGGTGATTACCTTTTTGATTACCTTTGCTTTTGGGAAAAAAGAAAAAGCCTTAAAACAGCGATTTTACGCGGTTTCTAAGGCTTTTTAATACAGGGGATGAGAGAATCGAACTCCCACAGAAAGTGCTAAAACCCCTGTAAAATCAATGATTGTTATGATTCATGTTGCATTTCGTGTTGCATAGACTCAAAATAGTCGATTGCAATCTTATTCATTTTATCTTCCATGTCCGGAAGAGTGTGACGGTAGACTTCTTTCAGTACCGAATCATTTCCCCATCCACCAGATTGCATGATATATGCATCTGGTATACCAAGTGCATGCTGGACAGAAGCGTTGTAATGCCTTAAGTCATGGAAACGAAAGTGCGGTATCTCTAATTTCTTAAGCAGATTTCCAAACAATGTTGTTAATGTATTCGGATTCATGTCTACAGTGTCGGTTGGTAGTTTCAAGAACTTCTCGATTACGAACGATGGGTAGTTCACATATCTGTCACCAGCATAAGACTTAGGTGCTTTTACAATCCATTCCCCCTCGTCATTCATAACCATTGTTTTTGTAACGTGGATTGTGTGATTCTTAATGTCAGACTTTTGCAATGCACAGATTTCACCTCTCCGCATAGCTCCAAACGCTGCGAGAAGAATCGGCACTTCCATGATAGTTCCTTCTGATGCACGAACAATCTTTTTGATGTCCTCTTCTGTAGGAATGTAAATATTGCTCCTGAGTTTCTTCGGAAGAGTGATATTGATTACGATTCCAGGACGAAATCTTTTCATTACCGCACTGATCAGACCGTTCATGTCACGAACAGACTTAGGTGAAAGCTCTGTAGATGCATTATTAATCACTTTTTGAATTACGCTTTGGGTGATTTCCTTCAGCTGATACTCCTTAAGCGGTACCATGCAATTGTGTTGCATGCTCTTGTACTTCCTGATACTGGACGGAGAGAGGACAGCGGACCGTTCCTGTATATACTTTTCCAGTGCATCACCGAAAGTCATTTGCACTTCTTCATCTTTCTTGATTTCTTTGTTATCTGCCCATTCAGCAGCCATTGCTTCAACTTTTCTTTTTCCTCTTGCCGATGGATCATCACAAGTGAAAGACTTATAGATTCTTTTCTGCTTCTGCTTTTTTGTTTTCGGATCAATAACTGGTTTTCCATCCTTATCCACCACATTTTCATAGTGTGAGAATACCAGACATCTCCATGATCCGGAAGGTAACTTCTTAGCTGTTGCCATATAATCATCTCCTTTAAAGAATGGTATAAAAATAACAGCCTAGCAATAGAACAACAGTTCTAATTGATTGACTGCCCCGAAGATGATACAATATTCATTGGATTTAAGTGTATCTCTTCGGAGTTACTAAAAGAAGCATATTGACGTATGTTTCTTCCAGTAGACCGTTCCTGTTGGCGCAGGAGCGGTTTTTAGTATTGACATTTATTCTTCCGTGGTGTAGTATTAAAAAGTACTAATCAAAAAGAATTAGTAGTATAAAATTCTAGATTAGAAGAAAAATTAATAATATGAACACATAACAGGAATGATAAGTGTTCACAATATTTAGGAAGGAAGTCAGTAATATTTTTGGTGGATACCAAAAAGGGTTTACTGGCTTTTTTCTTTTGGATAATTTTCTATTAAATCTAAATACATTACACAACGTTTGAAATGTGTAGATTTAACAGCTGCATCTCTGTCTAAGCTGAAGATGCTTTTGCATGCTTCTCTGATTTGAGAAGTTGACAAAGATTGAATATTTTTTAGGAGAAGACCGGCTTTTTTATTTATGTCGGCTATAGCACTCATTGAATCTGTTAATTCTTCAAAATTATCAAAAACAGGAACATTTTTAATTGTTTTCGTGATATTCTTAACTACAATTTTATCATAGCTATTATGTAAGTTAATGTAGATCTGCAATTTGGAATTATCTGCAGGTGGTTTGGAAGCTCCTTTTACATATTTAAATACAGGCAATAAGCGTGTTTTAGACAAAGATTTAAAACGATCTATGCACATGGAATCAGGATTTAAATGCTTGTTATCGTACAATATATCTTCAATAATAAGCTCGTCATCAATTAAACCATATCCGAATTTATTTAAGATATTTTCTTTATATCCGACAGCGACAGCTAATGGCTTGGAAGTTAAATCAATCTGGCTTAAATCATCAATTCCAACAATAACCGATTCAGCATCGGTAGCTGTAATGCTAGTATCAACAATGGTTTTTATTATTCGCTTTGTTTCGCGGATTTTTACTGGTGAGATTCCAGGCGTAATCTTGTTTAGAATATCGAAAACAAGTCCGTAATTATCGGTACAAATTTCGGTAATGGGAATATCTACACCAGAAGAGGTTGTTATTGTTCTTTGGATTTCGTTTAAATTTTGTTGCCCTTTTTCATAACTAATAAAAATAAAATGTTCACGTATATTTTTTAATTGTTTTGCTGAAAGACATCCTAAGAAGTCAACTATAATATTTTGAATATTTTCGTCAGTAAAAGAATACCCCATAAATATGATAGGTGATTCTGCGAACAATGTGAGCATCTTTGCAATGATTAATTTCCGTGAAGCGTTAAACTTCTCATAATCTTGCTCAGTAATTACGATTGAGTTGGCATCTGTAGCAGATCCATGAATTTTGTATATTTCAGCAATATTATAGCTATCTGCACCGAAAAGGTCGCTTTGATTTACAAACACGCTGTAGTCATTTGGAAAAACTTCTTTTTCCAAAAATAGGTCATAATTTGTAGTAATTACTGCAGATACTTTTGACTTTAAGGATTTGAATTTCGCGAGTTCTATATCTAAATCTTTACGATGATATAAAGTCATTTTTTTGAAGTAAGAAGCAAGATACATTTTAAAAGGCGAAATACCTTTACGTACCCAATTAGGATTCTTGTTACTTCCAATATTGAGCTTGATTTTTCGATCAAAGAAAGCAGCATTAAAATCATTTTCTATATTAGTTGCTACTTTGGTATTAATTTCAAACGCAGATAACCCAGAACGAGAAAAGGAGTCTCTGTATTTCTGCAATTGATATAAATCGGAATTATATTTTTTAAATGCTAATTCCAATAATTCTTCCCAGTTAGGATAACGATATAGATAACGCTTGGAAATACCGGAACCAACAAATAGAATTGGCAATCTTTTACCAGAAGCTAACCGTTCTAATACATTTTCTGACATATTTTATCCTCCTTACATAAAGTACTTTATATAAACGCTGAAGCGATTATATCATTTCAACTACTACCAGATTCGGAATGAAGTATATAATATAGTTATCAACGGTAGTATATACTCCATACTTATCACGGTAGCAGCTGATACATTCTTCCAGATATTCTTCTGTAACATCCAGAAAGTCTGCAATTTCATATTTATTTTGACATCCAGCATTGAATGCATGGATGATTCCCATAAGTCCGATCAGGCGGTTGTAGCCGTGCAACCGGGCTTGACGTTCCTGTTTCTGGTTTTGTACGGAATTTATATCTATAATATCACCAACGGATGTGTGGTGATGTCCAAGTTCTTCAGCCAGTGTACAGGCTTTTTGAACTGTATTCATATCTTTTCTGATTGCGACAGTACCGTCACAATACAATCCTTTTATTCGATCACTGTGAAATGTATAATCTATAACATCTATACCGTCCCCGCAGGCTTCGTCTTGTAAACATTCGTATGTGTTCATATGTATAACACCTCCCACTCAAGTATATCCGGTAAGCTGTCCAATAAATTACTTACCTCTTTTGCCTTTTACAAATTCAGCGAACTGACGGATTTCATCAAGTTCGTCTTCTGTATATTCATCACCGTCAAAGTGTGCGGCGAGAGTGGTTGGAGTATGATCTTCCCATCCCATAAGATAAGCCGGCGATATATTAAGTGCGTCAGCAATCTCCTCCAATTTATCTACAGGCATATTTTTTATATATCCGGTCTCATATCTTTGAAGCGTGGATTTACTAATACCCACTTTTTCGGAAAGAGTTTGATATGACATATTTAGTTCTTCACGCCTGGTTTTCATTCTTTTCATTATGTCTTGCATTTTCTCACTTATTTCTTTTTCGCTCATATCATTACCTCCGTATAATGTAATTATAAACTATTTTTTCATATTTGCAACATATAATTCAAAAATATTCAAAGAATGTTGCATATATGGGTTGACAATGCAAGATAATTGATGTAATATACAGATATCCCAAATATGCAACGAAAGGAAGTGAGAAAAATGTCGTTTGATAAACTAAAGGGAAAGATGACGGAAGTACATATTTCACAGGCTAAATTATCTGAACACCTTGGTATTACAGTACAGTCATTGAATGCTAAGTTGAATGGGAGAAATCAATTTACACTGGAAGAGGTTGTTAAGATTACTGAATTTCTAAATTTGAAAGATCCAGTAGATATTTTTTTTGACCCAAGCGTCCCAAATATGCAACAAACTATAAGTAAACAATCGAAGTAGTGAGTAGGAGGTGGATATTTTGGAAGAAATGAAGAAAGAAATGGAGAAAATGAAAGACCAGATAAAGACATTAAAAACATCTTTACTGATCTTAAATATTGCATTCCTTATTGTGTCTACTTGTTTGTTGATTCGTTATTCTCAGATTCAGCAAGCTCTTTCTGATATTGTTCAATATTTGCAAGATGTGAATTTATTTCATCGACTGATTCTTGCAATTTATCAAGCTTCTCGACTGTTATAGCATCAGAAGCCTCAGTGTTTTCTAAAATTTCTGAAAGTATTTGAACTTCGGTTTGATGCAAAGCGAGTTGTTCCTGTTCTGTTGCCGAAGGTCGTAGAGCGAGGATTAGGGCGATGAGTGCAATAACTGTATTAAGCAGATTTAAAAATCTATCAAAGGTCATTTTTGAATGCTTAGAGTCAACAGGAGAAGTATCGGCTACATTATCAAAGTCAGAAATGATGGAGTTATTAATTATTACATATTCAGTATCTGAAGCAGAGTCTGGTTGAATTTCGGTTCTAGCGGACAGCATTTCTTTAATAGCATTTTTCCAGGCAGAAATTGTGGCGGGAGAAACTGAAGAACCAATGGAAGAAATTAGCGAGTCTAATGCTTGGTGAAGTTCCGGTGTAACTACAAAGTCAGATGCTAAATTCGATATCGAGGATAAAGAGGACTGAAAAATATCCAATGAAACTTTTAGAGAATTTGTACCAAGATTTTGTAATTGGGCAGCGGCACAGTCGGAGGCTAATCTGGATAACGCGGAATTTAAACCAGATAAATCCAGGTAAGAATTAGCTAAAGAATCATTCGCCATAATAAAACCTTCTTTCGTAATTTTATGAAAGAATTTTATCATAACATGAAAATATTTTCAATGTGTTTACAGCAGAGCTCAGAAAGATGCAACGTGACGAGAGCAGTAACGGAAATGTGGTGAGAAGAGTTGGACTGGACTACCTGTTTGCAACAGAAGAGTCAGAGAAAAGATAGGAAGAAAGGAGAAATATGAACGAATTACAAATTTTCAATTCAGAAGAGTTCGGTGATATCCGAACAGTAACTATTGACAGTGAACCGTGGTTTGTTGGAAAAGATGTGGCGACAGCACTTGGTTATTCCAACCCGCAGAAAGCAGTTCGTGACCACGTATCCGAAGAGGATAGAGGGTGAACGAAATGGACACCCCATCAGGAAGACAAAATTTAGCAATCATCAATGAATCTGGCTTATACGCATTAATCTTCGGTAGCAAGTTGGAATCAGCAAAGAGATTCAAACACTGGGTAACATCAGAGGTTCTTCCGGCAATTAGAAAAACAGGCGCTTATCATCAGCCAATGACCACCGATCAGAAGATCCAGTTACTTGCACAGGGTAATGTGGAACTAATAGAGAAAGTAAATTCCATTGACAAGGATTTACAGGAGTTCAAGCAGGACATGCCGTTACTCGCCTTGGAGTGTCAGAGAATCACATGGGCAAAGAATAACAAGATTGTTCCACTGATGGGCGGAAAGAGTAGTCCAGCGTATCGGGACAGGAGCTTGCGAACCAAAGTTTACAAAGACCTTGATAAACAGCTCAAAAGAGAATTCGGCGTTGACACATACAAGGCAATCAAGAGAAATCAGTGCAACCTGGCAGTAAAGATTATCGAAGCGTACAAGCTCCCAATGTTTTTGAAAGAAGAGATTGACGCTGAAAATGCGCAGATGAGTTTTGAAGTGTAGGAGGGAATCAAGATGAAAACTATTATAAATCGAGAATACGCAGGAGAAAAAGAAGCTTTTGCTCCGCTTATTGGATTCAAGGTAGTAAGTGTGGAAGATGGACCTACTAATGGTGATTTTGGAGACATAACTGTTCTTACATTGGTAAATGAACATCATGTAGCTATTGATGTAACTATTTCGGATGAAGCTATTTGGATCAGTGAGCCACACGCAGTTAAGGATGATTTAAGTGCTATCAGTGATGAGGACGCAAAAGTGTAAGAAATGTGGTTGGGTTCCAGCGATTGAGCAGGTGGCGTGAGAGGTATTGATGAAGAGAGGTGAAAGCAATGAAGAAAAAGATTATCAATAAGAGAGTCAATGGAGATTCTGAAGAGCTGCATGCATTGAAAGGCTTTAAGGTCTTAGCTGTTGGCAACGGAACAATCGGAGAAGAGTGTGCGTTGAGTATCATGCTGATGAACGAGAACAACGTTGCTGTTGATTTAAGTATCACAGATGACGGAGCGTACCTCAGCGATTTCTACGCACTGACAGAGGACATGATCCCACGCACTTATGATGACTAAAGAGGTGAGAAGAGATGCCAAAATTAAAAATATCTGACAGGGAAAGGCAGAACAGAATACTTCTTGCAATCATTGAGTCAGGAAAGACTATGACAGCTATTGATACTCAGAAGCTTTCAAAACTGACCGGTATCCCGCCGAGCACTCTGTACCAGAGATTAAGTCAGCCGGATAATATCCGAATCAGTGAATTAAGAGAAATCCTAAGGGTACTCAAAATTACTGATGAGGAAAAAGCGAAGATTGGTAGGGAAGTGATATGAGAGATTGTAGTTTCTGTAAAGAAAAAAACAGATGCATGGAAAGAAGTAGATGTATTCCGTGTTCATCATTTAAGAAAGAAGGTGAGAAAAATGAATCAGATCGATATGATCGACATCCAAAGAAGAGCAATCCAGATCATTGATATCAAGAGAAAGCCAAGAAGAATTGAGCATGATGATAGAGAAGAAAAAAAGTCTGCTGTTATGACAGTAGTTGCGATGGGATTGGTAGTTGTCTTAGGAATCGCAACATGGGTTATCTTCGGATACTAAAAAAGAGTGCCATAGCAAAGGCGGCAACCTTCAGGCACTCAGGTAAAAAACCAACTTAATAATACCAAATTGAAAGAGAGAACGCAATGAAAAAAGAAGATTTAAAAATAACTTTAGATGAGTTAAATACAATTATTCCGATATTTGCATCAGAATTTTGTGACAAAAATGTAAGAGAAAACGATAAGTTGATCATTGGTGCTGCAGCGTATATCTATCAGAATATAGAAGATTACGTGTGCGGGGCAAGAAAAATCGACAAAGAACTTATTGAAATGAGCAAGTGTGGTCAGAAATTAATAAAAATATTATTTGGCTTTTGAAAGGAGATCATACAAATCATGGAGCAACCATTCGAGATATTTGATTTCAAAGATGAAGCAGAATGGCTGAATGGAAGAATGAATGGTATCGGTGGAAGTGATGCAAGTGCTGTTATTGGGATGAACCCATACAAGAGTAATATAGATCTGTTTGAAGAGAAGATTGGAAGAAGATTTCCGGAAGATATTTCTGGTAAGGCTTGTGTGATCTATGGAAAGTATGCAGAAGAACCGATCAGAGAATTGTTTAAACTGGACTATCCGGAATATAAAGTAGAGCATCATGAGTTCAGAATCTTGCGAAGTATTGAGCATCCATTTATGCAGGCTTCACTTGATGGAGAGCTAACAGATCAGGATGGAAGAAAAGGAATCTTGGAAATAAAAACAACTAACATTTTGCAGAGTATGCAGAAAGAGAAGTGGAGAGATCGTGTTCCGGATAATTATTACATACAGGTTTTACATTATCTACTTGTCACAGGTCATGAATTTATTGAACTGTGTGCACATCTAAGAACTGATTGGGGCGGAGAAAAACGGACAACAGTAAAACATTACCATATAGAGCGGGCAGAAGTTCAGAATGATCTGGATATGCTGCTTAGAGAAGAAACGAAGTTTTGGAATTATGTAGAGAGTGGCAGGAAGCCACCGCTCATACTTCCAGAGATATAAATACAAGGAGGAACAAAATGGAATTAAGAATTACTAATCCGGAAGAAAATGGATTTTTGAAAGAGATACAGTGGAACCAAGAGGAAGTCAAATCATGGGTTGCTGCAAGAGTGCAGGATTATAAGACGATCGCATATACTGCAGATCAGGCGAAAGACATGAAGAGAGATCGTGCAGATCTTAATAAGTTAAAAGCTGCATTCGAAGACGAGAGAAAGCGTCTGAAGAAAGTGTGTATGGAACCGTATAACCGGTTTGAACAGCAGGTGAAAGAAATCACAGCATTGATTGATGAACCAATTCAGTTAATTGATTCTCAGCTGTCTGAAATCGAAGAGAGACGCAAGCAGCTGAAACAGAAAGAAATTGAAGATCTTTTTGGAACGATTGGATTCCAGGACTTTATTACACTGGAAAGAATCATGGATCCAAAGTGGTTGAATGCAACGGTATCTCTTAACAAGATTGAAGAGCAGATGAAGAACTTGCTGTTTAGAGTCGGTACAGAAGTTTCTACGATCAATAGTCTTCCGGAGTTTAGCTTTGAAGCACTGGAGAATTACAAGAAGACGCTTGACTTAAATATGGCCATTGCAGAAGGACAGAGACTTGCAGACATTCAGAAGCGGAAACAGCAGTATGAAGAAGAACAGAAACGTATTGCTGAAGAAAAAGCAAGACAGGAAGCAGAAGAACTTACAGCTAAGCAGCATGAAAATGATGTGACGGTTACAGAAGCTACTCCGGTTAATGAGACCGTTATTGTAAGAGAAGAGCCAGTTGCTACAGATCTGATCCAGTTAGATTTCCGTGTATTTGGAACAAGAGAGCAGATCATGGCATTGCGTAACTATATGATTGAGAATCAGATTAAATTTGGAAAGGTGGAATAAAAGATGGCAGTACAGAACAGTTTAGCAAACAGACAGACGAAAACAGGAATGGCTGCATACCTGATGCAGGATGCAGTAAAGAAACAGATCAACAGTGTGGTTGGTGGAAAGAATGGGACAAGATTCATTTCCAGTATCGTATCAGCAGTTCAGACCACGCCGGCTCTGCAGGAGTGTACAAATCCAAGTATCCTGTCAGCAGCATTACTCGGAGAAGCATTGAACCTTTCTCCATCTCCTCAGCTTGGCCAGTTCTATATGGTCCCGTTCGATAACAAAAAGAAGGGACGCAAGGAAGCGCAGTTCCAGCTTGGATATAAAGGATACATTCAGTTGGCAGAACGTTCCGGATATTACAAGAAATTAAATGTTCTTGCAATCAAAGAGGGAGAGCTGGTGAGCTACGATCCTTTGGATGAAGAAATCGAAGTAGATCTGATTGAGGATGATGTGGTCCGTGAGGAAACCCCGGCCATGGGATACTATGCAATGTTTGAGTATGAGAACGGTTTCCGTAAAACAATGTACTGGTCCAAGAAAAAGATGCTTTCTCATGCAGAAAAATATTCTCAGGCATTCAGAAAGAATGGCGGGGCGAAATCTCTGGAGCTTCTGGAACAGGGAAAGATTCCGGAAAAGGACTTATGGAAATATTCTTCCTTCTGGTTTAAGGACTTTGATGGAATGGCCATGAAGACGATGCTCCGTCAGCTGATCAGTAAATGGGGAATCATGAGCATTGATCTCCAGACAGCACTTGATAAGGACATGGCAGTCATCCATGAAGATGGAACAACAGATTATGTTGATACTCAGCCAGAGCAGGACAATGTTGTTGCTGATCAGGAGCTGCAGGAGGTGAAAGAGCAGAAAGAAAAAGAAGAACCAGCAGAAAGCAGAAGTATCGAAGATGAATTTTTTCAGCAGTAAGAAGGGAGAAGAAACATGCAGCACATTAATTTAGAGAAATTTGCAAATGGTGCTTTTACAGCACAGGTAAACAGAGCGATTGAAGAGGTTACGAAGAATATTCAGGACCCGAACACGGATGCAATAGCAGCAAGAAAGATTACCATAACAATTGGGTTCAAACCAAATCAGGAACGTAATTTTGTGGCTACAGGAGTGCAGACAAAGACAACGCTTGCACCTGCACTTGGAGCTGTGACAGCTATTTCCATGGGAAAGGATATTGCAACCGGTGAAGTAGAAGCGGTTGAGATTGGAAGTCAGATTCCAGGGCAGATGTCAATGAATATTGAAGATAACGGATCACAGGAAGGACCTGTTCAAATCATTGATGGCAAGGCAGTGGATACATCCACAGGAGAGATTCTGGAAACACAGAATACAGGGAACAAAGTAATAGATTTAAGAAAAGCAAGAGAGGCATAAGGAGGATATGAAGATGTTTGAAGGATTAAGAGATGCGTTTGAGTATGTAACAGGACTGAAGGAAGAGGCTATGGAGCCGATTGTGACAGAGATTGAAGGAAAAACTTACTGCAATCAGAGCTTGGTAAGATATGGCAAGGAAGAGCTTGCAGATTCCATCAGAGTCAACACCCTTTCTGCAATGATTGATTATATCAAAGGAATGCCGGAAGAGCTGAGAGAAAAGATGATATTACATATTGTGAGCCCGAAAGAGGTAAAACTGTATTCTGGTCTTCTGAAAGAAAAACGCCGTGAATATTTGTTTGAGTGTGGGGCGATTGTAAATGAGTTCCACTTTGACAAGTATTATGATCAGGAGCGTTTCCTGATTGAGCTTCAGGCAAATTTTGCTATGAATGAAGACCTTGAAACACTGATGCGGGTATCAGGAAACATTCAGGCAGGAACTACAGCATCCTATTCAGACGATGGAGTATCACAGAAGACCACAGTTAAATCCGGAGTACAGAGAATGGATGTGGTTGTCCCGAATCCAGTGAAGCTGATTCCTTACCGTACATTCCAGGAGGTTGAGCAGCCATCCAGCCTGTATGTGTTCCGCATCAAAGATGATGGTGGAGAACCAATGTTCAAGCTTGTGGAAGCTGACAATGGATTATGGAAGAATGCAGCAATGAAGAAAGTGAAAGAATATTTTGAATTTGAGCTTGCAGAGACTCCAATTATGAAAGATGGTAACTTAACAATCATTGCATAGAAAAGATATCTCCTTATAATTTGGATAAATGTCACACGTAACTTGTAAACAGATGTTTCTCCTGCGTTGGATGACGCTGATCCGGCGCAGGAAGAAAGGAGAAAGATGGAAATGAATTCAGTTACATTTCATGTTCCAGGGAAACCACAGGGAAAGGCGAGAGCCAGAACCGTTCATAATAAGAATATTGGTCATTCAGTCAGCTATACACCGGAGAAAGACTTACTGTATGAGAACCTGATCAAAGCAATGTACATCAATGCAGCAAAAGGAACAAAGTTTGATAAAGAGATTCCGGTAGCTCTTCGAATCGTAGCAAGGTTTGAGCCACCGAAGAGTACCTCTAAGAAAAAAGTGCAGCAGATGTTGGCAGGCGAACTTCATGTCATGAAGAAACCGGATATCGATAATATAGTAAAGGTTGTAGCGGATGCGCTGAATGGCGTGGCCTACAAAGATGATACTCAGATCGTATTTGTCGCTGCAAAGAAAGCATATTCAGCCGAGGAAGGACTGGATGTGATCGTGGAGGAATATAAAGCAACAGAATAAACAGGAAGGCGGTGGCAGCGTTGCCAAGACCAAGAAAGAATGGGTTAGACTACTTTCCACTTGATGTTGATTTCCTTGACGATCCTAAAATAAAGATACTGAAAGCCAGGTATGGCAGAGACGGTATCATATTTTATATCTACCTGTTATGCGAGATATATAAGCAGGGATATTACCTGCAGATAGATGAAGATTTTGAATATATTATATCTGATGATCTAAAAATTGATCAGAACAAGGCGAAGCAGGTCTTGAACTTCTTGCTGTCACGGTCACTGTTTGATAACACACTTTTTCAGTCGGACAAGGTCTTGACCTCTGCCGGAATACAGAAAAGATTTCAACTTGCAGTCAGAGAACGAGCAAGGAAAAATCCGATAGAAGTTGGAAGGTACTGGCTTTTAAAAAAAGAAGAAACAGAACCTTTTATTAAGTGCACCCATTTTAGTGATTTATCCGAGATAAAAGAGAGTTATTCCCGGAAAAACGATTGTAATTCCACGGAAAAATCCCTAAAGAAAAGTAAAGTAAAGAATATAGATAATATATTAGGATTCAGCCCGGAACTTGAACAGGCATTTCAGATGTATATTCTTGTCCGTTCTAATAATTATGGAGACATAATACCGGAACAGATCCAGGCACTTCGAGAGGATTTGATCCAATTGAGTGATTCAGAAGTTGAACGCATTGCTATTGTTAAGAAGGCAACAGCAAGAGGATGGAAATCATTTTATAAGACACCAGGCAAGGAGAAGCAGAGCAGAACCAAGAAGGCAGCAGTTAAGGACAATAACAATTTTAAGAGAAGGCAGTATGATATGGATGATCTTGAGAATCGACTGTTGGGAAGGTAGAGACGAATGGGTGAAAGTAAAATAAGAAAATGTATTATCTGCGGACGGCTCATCACGGCATCAAGAAGATAATACATACTGCAGTGATGAGTGTGCAGGTTATGCTAGCAAAGAGCGTGCTAGAGCAAAAATGCGTGAAGTACAAGAGGAACATAGAAAATTTATTACAGAGACCAGGCAAAAGAAAAATATGAAGAAGCCTGGAAGAAAATCGAAGCAGCATAAAAATGAGCTCATAAGAATAGCTGTGGAAGCAAGAGAGCATGGTATGAGCTATGGACAGTATGTTGGAATTTATGAATACCAGAAGGGGATGAAAATTTAAAATGAGTAGAATGATGGACGCAGATAAATTTCTTTCATGGCTGAGTGAGGTCGAGGGTGAGATCAGGAAAGAGAAGATGAAAGAATGTCAGCCGGATCGGTATGATGACGGGCTGATGGCGGCAACAGGGACCATCAGGGAGTATGTTGAGAAGATGTGCAAGATCGACGAGGCAGAAGGAAAGGCGGATCAGAGTTGGATTCCGTGCAGTGAACGATTTCCAGACGGAGATAGATATATTCTTGTATCGTTTGAAAACTCCACAATGCCGGATATCGCGCGATATGAAGAAAATGACGAGGGCGGTACGTTCTATCCGGGAGATGATGAAAAATCATATTCAAGCTATGGATTTTTTGTGGATGCCTGGATGCCACTACCAGAACCGTACAGAGAGGGAGAATGATATATGAATAGAGAAATACTTTTCAGAGGGAAACATATTCACGGAATGGGAAGTAACAAACATCTTAATGGAACATGGGTACAGGGCTATCTTAGTGACGAGAATTATATCTATGATAAAAGCCTTGAGGGTGAATTTCTGATTGATAAAAATACGATTTGCCAGTATACCGGATTAACCGACAAGAACGGAAAGAAAATATGGGAAGGGGATATAATCAAATACCATTTTGGAGAAATTTATGCGCCGGTAAAATTCGGAGAATATCAGAGTTGTTTTGATATCACATCAACGTGCCATGTCGGATTTTATGTGGACTGGGACAAAAACCATAATTTTAGAAAAGACTTGGGATATTGGATCAAGTTGGTTGATGCAGAAGTTGTGGCATGGAGATGTAGCAGAATACTTGGCAAGAAAATACAAGATAGGGGATGATGCCAATGGAGAAGAGACTGGAAGAGAACAATGTGAAGAACGAGAACAACCGGAAAAAAGAGTATCTGAGAGGATACAGAGCCAACAGAAGACGAATCAGTAGAATTGACGATGAGGTAAGAGAGCTCAGGGAACTTGCAGAATCTACGAAAGCAACAGACTATTCGGGGATGCCTCATGGAAGTGGGAATCAGAAAGATTTGTCAGATGAACTGGAAAGAATTGATTCACTGGAAAAGAGATTACAGAAAGAAAAAAGCAAATGCATCGAATCATATATATCCATTGAGAATCAAATTAAGACAGTGAGTAATGAAGATGAGAACGATGTACTGTTCTACAGATATGTGAAAGGCCTTCGATGGTGGGAGATTGCTGAGAAGATGGACTGTACTGAAAGATGGGGACATAAGTTGCATGGAAAAGCACTGGAACATTTGAAAATACAAAAATGATTTACTACAGTTCCTTGAAGTTCAGTATAAATGTGTGAGAGAATTACAATGAGCCTGAGGCGGAAAGCTGATGGCTCGTCCTCTCTTTGTATAAAACCCAAGAAGCACCTGCACAGGGATGTGTGGGTGTTTTTCTTATCTTTAAAATGGAGCATTAGTTCAGTGGTAGAACATTCGCCTCATAAGCGATATGTCGTAGGTTCGATTCCTGCATGGTCCATGAAATAAACTAGAACAGAGGTGACAACAATGGCAGCAGGAAACCCCAGGAGTGCGAATGGGAATCTTCGGAGAAAGCACCGGGCAAGGCTTAAAGCAATCGGTGCAGAGTGTGGGATCTGCAGGGGCAGACTGGGACCGATCCATTATGATGAGCCAAGTGACAGCAGACATCCGTTATCCTTTGTGATTGATGAAATCAGACCAGTGTCAAGATGGCGAGAGTTTGGTTATAGATCCCGGGAGGCAGCAGCACAGGACTGGAACAACCTTCAGGCGGCGCACTACTGTTGCAATGCAATGAAAAGCAATAAAACATTGCAAGAACTGGAGCAGAGACAAAAGACACAAAAAGCGAACATTCTGGATGGAAACTGGTAAAGAAAACAGGGGTGGGGAGGGATCCCCGCCAGGCGCCGAAGGCGACCACCGCCGTCCAGCGCCGATTTACACACAGGGATTTTTTGAAAGGTGGATGAATATGGCCAGAGCTAAGAAAATGGCAACTGTGACAAGCGAAGGAAACAGACTGCAGCAGTTGGAAAATCTTTCGATGATCCTGGCAAAACAGATTGATATCTGTGCGAAAGATGCTGTGGATGGATCAAAAACCATGCCGCAGCTTTCAAAGCAGTACAGAGAAACGATAAAAGAAATTGAGGAAATTAGAGGAGTAGAGAGAGAAGATGACGAAATTGGAGAAATCCTCTCAGCGAGAAAAGCTGATGGGAAGCCAAACGCCGTCCGTTAGGATTGCTCCAGATTATGTCTATACAGATGGAGCAGATGCTGTGAAAGTACTCTCGGTCGGCAGACTCATCGTAGACCCGTGGCAAGGCGAAGTGCTCAATGACTGGATGGGACGGACAGAGGAAGAAATATGGTCAGCCCCGACCTGTGGCCTGTCTGTGCCGCGACAAAATGGCAAGACATTGGATACATCGGGAAGAATTGCTTCTGGAATGATCATGTATTCTGAATGGGTGATCTATACAGCGCATTTGCAGAAGACAGCAACCGAGACTTTTATGGAACTAAAAGGTTTATTCGAGAGTAAAGGTCTGCGGAAGTATGTGAGTGAAATTAAAGCTGCATTAGGAAGAGAACAGATTATCCTGAACAATGGCGGGCGTGTGGTATTTGTGGCCAGAACCAGAAATGGAGGTCGAGGGCTGCATGGCGACTGTCTTGTCTTTGACGAGGCACAGGAGCTGACATCAGAACAGCAGGCATCTTTTCTCCCGGCAATATCAGCATCCCGAAATCCGCAGACAATCTATCTTGGAACACCGCCAGATGAAAATTGCACCGGTGCAGTTTTCCGAAAAATCAGAGAAAGAGCAAGGAGCGGAGAGAGTAAGTCCACAGCCTGGACAGAGTACTCAGTGGAAGAGATTGGAGATGTGACTGACCGGAAAAGATGGGCTTTATGCAACCCGGCACTTGGAAGAAGAATGACAGAAACAACGATTGCAGCAGAATGCGAACAGATGGACGAGGACACCTTTGCGAGAGAGCGCCTTGGCTGGTGGTCTCCGATTAATAACGATCAAGACTATGCAATTGATAAGAATAAATGGGAAGCATGTGCATCCGAACAGGAGAAGCCAGAAGGAAAGACTGCGTTTGGAGTGAAATTCTCACCGGATGGTTCCACAATAGCATTGTGTGGTGCTGCCTGTCCGGTGTCAGGCAAGGCGCGAATATCCCTGATTGAATTGAGAACCACAGACAAAGGGGTCCAGTGGCTTGCAGACTGGCTGAATCAGAGATACCAGACAGCATCTTGTGTAGTGATCGATGGCCGGAATGGTGTTGATTTTCTGATAGAGAAGATTGCACCTGTATGGAGATATAAGCAGTCGATCATCAGACCAGGGGCAAAAGATGTGATCGCAGCAGCCAGTCAGCTGGTGCAGGAAATCAATGAACAGACCGTCTCCTGGTATAAATATCAGGAAATTTTACAGGAGTCAGCGGTTACTTCTGTAAAAAGACCTATTTCAGGAGGATGGGGATTCGGAGGAGAGAACTCCATACCGATCGAAGCAGCGGCATTGGCATTATGGGGATGCAGGACCTCAAAAAGAAACCCGAACAGAAAGATGAGGATCGGATAATGGAACTGAATTTTGGACAGGTAAGAGGGCTGCCGGAACAGGAGCAGCAGTGGTTGAATGAACTAAAAGAGGTTTATGACTATCACCGGTCAGCAAATCGAATGAAACGACGTTATTATAATGGGAAGATCACACTGAATGAGGTGAATCTTGGAATTGCCCTTCCTTCCGGTTTCGGAAGACTAGAGATTGGGTGTTCCTGGGGAGCAAAGACAGTGGATGTACTTGCGGCAAGATCGATGTTCGATGGATTTGTGACAGAGAATGGGACAGAATCAGATGAGATGAATGCAATCATGAAGAGAAATCATCTGATTGCAGAATATAACAAGGCTGTAAAGGAAGAACTGAAATATGGCTGTGCATTTGCAGCAGTTTCCGGTGAAGCGGGAGACGCAAGAGTCCGGTTTTATTCTCCTCATTGTGCAGCAGCTTCGTGGGATGCCAGTGAAGCAAGAATCAAATACGGATTTGCCTTTGAAGATGCAAAAAGAGATGAATCAGATATCACATGGTCTCCGGATCATGTGAATTTTTATACAGGGACAGAGATCTGGCAGTTGGATCGTGTTGGAGGGACCTGGTATGCGGAAGCTACTCCACATGATTTCGGACAGCCTCTGATGGTAGCAATGATCTGGGATGCAACGAACGATAAGCCTTTTGGACAGTCCAGATTGAAGGAACCGGTCAGAAGACTGATTCAGGGGTATGTAAGGACCGTGGCCAATGCTACGATTGGACTGGAATTTGCAACATCACCGCAGAAATATTTACTTGGTGTATCAGATGAACAGTATGACGCTCTGGTAAATGAAAAATTTAAGCAGTATGTGGGGAGTATCCTTTATAGCACAACCAACCCGGAAACAGGAGAAAAGCCATCATTTGGTCAGCTTTCACAGGGAAATATAGAATCACATGTGCAGATGCTTCGGATGCTGTCCACACAGTATTCAGCTGCAACAGGATTGACAGTCACGGATGTGGGAGTTGTGAATGATGCTAATCCAACATCGAGCGATGCAATTCTGGCACAGTCCCAGACATTGATTTTGCTGGCAGAACAATTGAATAAAGCAAATGGAGATTCGTTGTATCGAATCGGAAGGATGGCACTGGCAATCGAGCTAGGCACTACACCGGATGATCTAACAGACGATATGACTGAGATCATTGCACATTTTAAGAATCCGGCCATGCCAAGTATAGCGGCAACGACAGATGCTGCATTAAAAATTGCAACCGCACGGCAGGGATTTGCACAGACGGATATATTTCTTGAAATGATCGGGTTTGATCAGGCAGACATCCGGCGAATCCGTGCACAGGAGCAGAGAGCAAAGGGAGAAACAATCTTGACGGAGGAGTTTGAAAATGCAGATAACGACCAAGGCTTGGACGGAGTACATAACCAAGATGTCACAGATTAGCCAGAAAGCAGCAGATCTGATGCAGGCGTGGGTTCAAAAGAATGGATTTAGTAACGACAAGGCTCTTTTAGATTATGCCTATGCCCTATCACAGCATTACGGACAGGCAATTGGTGCATTATCCTGCCAGATGTATGAAGCAACAGCAGCGGCACAGGGCGTAAATATTCCAACAGCAGAGATGGCACCCCTTCCGGAATACGGAGAAGTAGCAAAAGCTGTGCGCGGCACCATGAAACAGTCTCAGATGAATGTACCTGCGACACTGGCACGGCTTGTGAAGCAGGTTGGAGCAGATACAACCTTGAAAAATGCAGAACGTGACGGTGCTCAGTTCGCATGGGTACCTCATGGAGATACATGTTCTTTTTGTATTACGCTGGCGTCACGTGGTTGGCAGTATATGTCCAAAAAGGCACTACGGAACGGACATGCAGAACACATTCATGCACATTGCGATTGCGAGTATGCGGTCAGATTTGACGGAAAGAGTACAGTTGCCGAATATGATCCGGATAAGTACCTAGAAGAGTATAACAATGCTGATGGTGATATCAATGCCATGCGGAGGATTCGGTACAAGGAAAATAAGGAGGCTATTAACGCGAGAAAACGAGAATTGTATGCGAAAAGGAAGGCAAAAACTATTGAAAAGACTCCCCGTTCTGCTATAATGGAATCAGATTTAGGAATGTTTAAACAAAAACTTCGCAGTGACGGCAATATGGACAAAGAATATTACGACTGTCTAAAGGATAAATTTTCACATGGTACAGACGATGCCAAACGACTATTCACAAAATATGCTTCGGGTGATAGCATTGAAAATGCTGTGTATGAAAATACGGCTCACTATAATACTAAAACGAAAAAGATATCCATGAATTATGGCGCAGATTTAAAGAATCCACGTGGAGCTGGAGCTACATGGTTCCATGAACACGGTCATTTAGTTGATGATTTAGCTGGAAATCTATCAGATGATAAGAATTTTATTCAGTTACTGGAAAGTGATTCGTTGTCATATCGTATAGCATATGGTAAAGCACATCATTTGGGTACTTTTGATAAAGTTGATAAAGCCATTAGCGAAGAACTTGGAGATATGCGAAAAGATTCGGCAATATCAGATCTTTTTGATGGTGTAACACAAGGCAATATAATTGGATGTGCATCACATCCGAAGGAATATTGGAAAAACCGGGACAATGTTACATCCGAGGCTTTTGCACATATGTTTGAAGCACAGTTTGATAAAAAAAGATATGAACAAATGAAAAAATATTTTCCAAATGCATTGGAATATTTTGAAAAAAAGATGAAGGAGGCGTTGTAAATGAATGTTCTGAATCCAAAGTTTGAAAAAGCGCATAAGGATTTTGTACTTCATTTTGGATATTGTCCTCAGATTCCGAATGAAATCGATTTTGATCAGTCTAAATATGCAGATGATCTATTGAAAAGTGTAGCCGATAATTATGATTACACAATTGAAAAATATGGTACGCAAGTGCCTAAAAAGTATCCTAAACCGAAAATAATAATTGATTAACATCATTTGAGTGCGGACTATAAAATAACAAGAACAGTAGATACCACTGATCAGAAATGGTTGGTGGTATTTTTATGTCTATTTTTAAGAAAGAGAGAATAAAAAAATGAAAAAAGCAATGCTGAGTCAGCCAATGGATGGAAAGACTGATGAAGAAATCGTAGCAACAAGAGAGAAAGCAATTAAGATTCTTGAAGAAAAAGGATATGAAGTTGTGAATACTCTTTTTACAGATGAATGGTACAGCAATGAATCTATGAAAGAACGTGGAGTGGTTCAGATTCCATTGTGTTTTCTTGCTAAATCCTTAGAGAATATGTCTTTGTGTCATGCAGCGTACTTCTGCAAAGGCTGGGAGAATGCAAGAGGATGCAAGATTGAGCACGATGCTGCGGTTGCGTATGGTTTGGATATTATTTATGAGGAGGCTTAATCATGATTATCACAGGAATGGATCACTTTCAGAGTGTATGTAAAAAGAAACTTGTTGAATGGTACAACAATAATGGACAGGCAAATACTTCGCAGACACCACCGATTGATTTAAGTAACGTATTTATTGTTTGGTCATGTAAAACTTTGCAGAATTATAAATGTCTTGCATCAACTACTGTAAGTGGTGATGGAATCTATGCGGAGTACACATATAATGGTGATAAACAGGAGTTGTATGAAGATGTGTATGGGAAATTAACTAATACATGTCACGTAAAAGAATAAATGGATAATTCTAGCACGCAGAAATGCGTGTTATTTTTATGGCAACACGTGCCTTAAACGTGGCAACTAAAAACACTCAAATCAGGAGGGAAACAAGATGGCAGATGACAAAACATTCACTCAGGCAGAAATGGATTCAATCATAGAGGGACGCCTTGCGAGAGAAAGACAGAAATATGCAGATTATGAAGACCTGAGGGAAAAAGCAAGCAAGTACGATGAGTATCAGGAGCAGAGCAAGACAGAACTTCAGAAAGAGAAAGAGAAGTCAGATGCGCTCCAGGCAAAACTCACAGCACTTGAAAAAGAAGGCACTGTTAGACAGGTAAGAGAAAAAGTAGCGAAAGATACAAGTGTTCCGGCAGAGCTTCTCACAGGCGAAGATGAAGAAACTTGCAAAAAGCAGGCAGAAGCAATCTTGAAATTTGCAAAGCCAAAGAATTACCCGGGAACAAAAGAAAACCATAGAAAAGCTGCAAACTCTCAGGAGAAAGATGCAAGTATGAGAGAGTTTGCACACCAGATTTTCGGAAAAGGAGAATAACATATGGCAGCATTAATCAGTTCAGATTTTGAGATTCCTGCAGAGATTTCAGCGGGGATTTTTGAAAAAGCACAGAAAGGGTCTACACTGGCGCAGTTATCTGGAGCAAGACCACAGAAATTTGGAAAACAGCAGGTATGGGTACTTACAGCACCACCAAAAGCAGAGATCGTGAGCGAAGGCGGTGAGAAATCACCGACACCGACAAGCTATGCGACCAAGACGGTCAATCCGATTAAATTGCAGGTAACTATGAGATTTTCACAGGAGGTGAAGTGGGCGGACGAAGACACTCAGATTGGAGTTCTTCAGGATTTGGCATCTAATGCAGGAATCGCACTTGGAAGGGCACTTGACCTGGTAGGAATCCACAAGATCAATCCATTGACAGGAACTGTATCAATTCTCGTAAAGGAAGGACTGGTTGATACAACACAGTCAGTGACCGTTGCAGGAGCAAAGTATGATGAAGCAATCGAGGCGGCAGCAGGCATGGTCATTTCAGCAGGTTATACACCAAGCGGAATTGCAATGGATCCAACACTTTCATTTGGCTTATCTACAATGAGAGACACAACAGGAAGAAAGATCTATCCGGAGCTTGGATTTGGACAGAACCTGAGCAACTTCGCAGGAATGAATGCAGCAGTATCTGATACAGTATCAGCCAAGAACGAGATTACAACACCATCAAAGATTCTTGGAATTACCGGACAGTTTGACGCCTTCCGCTGGGGAGTACAGAGATCAATCAGCGCTCATCTGATCGAATTCGGAGATCCGGATGGACTGGGAGATCTTCAGAGACTCAACCAGATTGCGATCCGTTCAGAGATTGTATACGGAATTGGAATTATGGACAGCAAGGCATTTACAAAGATCCTTGCAGCAAGTGAGTAACGGAGGATCTAAATGAAGTATCTGTATAAACAGACGGGAATGATTGTGGAATCCAGTATTGCACTGGATTCTGCAATTTTCAAGCCATTAAAAGAAACACCATTAAATGAAAACGAAAAGGAAGAAAAACCACAGAAAAAAACTCCGGCAAGAAGGAAGAAGGTGCAGTAATGGCTTATGCAACATGTGAAGACATTCAGCAACGAAGAGACCTGCCAATGAATGACTGGGAGAGATGCACTGCACTGTTAGAAGATGCGGCTGTGATTGTTGATGCCTATAATCGGGAGGCATCGGAAGCTGCGAAGGAGCTTGTATCCTGCAATATGGTGATCCGTGTCATGGAGAGCGAACAGGAGAGTGTGCCGATCGGGACAACTCAGGCAACTACTTCGGCACTGGGATATTCGCAGAGCTGGACGAATTCCAATGGAAGTGGCGAATTGTATCTTACCAAACTGGATAAGAAGATTCTTGGAGTTGGAAACAGACTTGGTTTTCTGAACCCTTTTCAGGAGGAATAGTTGTGATTAAAGGCATAACAGTAAAATTATATGAACAGACACCAGATGGAAAAGATTCTTTCGGCCATCCGATCGTGAAAGAAACGCCAGTATGCGTAGAAAATGTACTGGTATCACCCGTCTCAACCACGGAGATTTTAGATACCTTAAATCTGATTGGAAAGAAAGCAGTGTATAAACTTGCTGTTCCGAAAGAAGATTTTCATAACTGGCAAGATTGCCGGGTGGATTTCTTTGGAGCATCATGGAGAGTCATTGGATTTCCACAACAGGGAATTAAAGAGAACATTCCTCTTGCATGGAATCAGATATGGATGGTGGAGCGATATGGGGAAAGTGAGAATAGAACTGAATCGTGCGGGCGTTCGTGAACTTATGCAATCACCGGAGATGCAGAAGATTCTGATGGAGCAGGCAAATAAAATTGCAGCAGCATCAGAGAACGAAACATATATCGCTTCAACACGAGCAGTAGTAGAAGTACATGGGGATGATGGAAATAATAGCTTGCTGAAGGCGGTGGGAAAGAAACATGATTGAACAAACAGTCAGAGATTATCTGGAAGAACAGCTTGGTATACATGTAAGAATGGAAGAAGAGGCTGGTCTTCCGAAGGAATATATTGTGATTGAAAAGACAGGAAGCGGTCAGACCAATCATATCAAACGAGCAACACTGGCAGTACAATCCTATTCAAGCTCATTGTATCAGGCAGCATCTGTTAATGAACAGGTGAAAGAAGCAATGGAGAAAATAATTGAAATGGATGATATCAGTAAATGTGAGCTCAACAGTGATTACAACTATACAGATACGGCACGGAAGAAGTACCGGTATCAGGCCGTATTTGATATCGTACATTTTTAAGGGAAGGAGATTAAGATGTCAGATAATAAAAATGTAAGTACAGGCAAGCCAAAAGTGGGAGGAGCCATTTTCAGAGCACCACTTGGAACAGAACTGCCGAAGGATGCGACATCAGAATTAAATGCGACGTTCAAATCATTAGGATACTGTTCAGAGGATGGTCTTACGAACTCTAACAGTCCTGAGACAGATAATGTAAAAGCATGGGGAGGAGATACGGTCCTTACAATGCAGACAAGCAAAGAAGATAAGTTCAAATTTACAATGATCGAAGCATTGAACATCGAAGTATTAAAAAGTGTATACGGAGATGAAAATGTCACAGGAACACTTGCAACCGGTATTACCGTAAAAGCAAACGCAGATGAAGCAGAACAGAGCGCCTGGGTTGTGGATATGGTTTTGAAAAAAGCAGTGAAGAGGATCGTGATTCCGTGTGCAAGCATTACGGAAGTAGGAGATATCGTATACAAGGACGATGATGCAATAGGATACGAGACAACGCTGACAGCAGTTCCGGATGAGAGTGGACAGACACATTATGAGTATATTAAGGGAAAGGAATAGAAGATGAAGGGAATAACAAGCAGTGGTTTTGAGTACAACCTGGATGAAACAGCACTGGATGATTATGAACTGCTGGAAGATCTGTGCGAACTGGACAATGGAAATACTGCAAGAACAATCAGTGCGTTGAACCGGTTACTCGGGACAGAACAGAAAGACCAGCTGAAAGAACATCTCAGAGAGGAGAACGGAAGAGTTCCAGCTTCTAAAATGATGGTCGAAATGGCAGAAATCTTCAACAGTGTAAAAGCAGGAAAAAACTTCTAATCCTCGCCTACATGCTCAATTTAGATAGAGATGCACTATTGTGTGATCTCGCAGAAACTTATCATATCTATGATTACAGGTCGCTGCCATGTCAAATGGTTGCGACCTTTTCTTGTGGGCTGAGGGATGACTCGAGAATTAAAATGAAAATCGCAGGAGCAAAAGTGCCACCGGAGCAGCTTCTGTTAGCTGCAATCGCAGACGGAACAAGAACCAATGCATGGTTGCAGACGAAAGATGGTGCGACGGGAAGAAAGAGACCAGAATCATTGGTCAGCCTGCTTTTAAACGAAGGAACAGAGAAGAAAAATGATATTGTAGTATTTGATTCGGGACAGGAATTTGACAAAGAATGGAAGAGGTTGACGGAAAAGGAGAAGTAAAATGGCAACAGAACTTGCGAAAGCATATGTACAGATTATTCCGTCTGCCAAAGGAATAAGCGGAGGAATACAGAAAGAAATAGATCCGGAAGCAGAACAGGCCGGAAACTCATTTGGCGGGAAGATGGTCGGGATGATCAAGAAGGTTGTGGCTACGGCGGCAATCGGGAAAGCTCTTGCTGCCAGTATCAGCGAAGGCGCAGCACTGGAACAGAGCCTTGGAGGAATTGAAACCCTGTTTAAAGATTCTGCGGATAAAGTAAAGGCAAATGCAGCAAAAGCGTATCAAACTGCAGGTATGAGTGCGAATGAGTATATGGAACTCACCACAAGTTTTTCAGCAAGTCTGCTCAGTTCGCTTTCTAATGATACATCAAAGGCGGCAGATATTGCAGACATGGCAATGGTAGATATGTCTGATAATGCAAATAAGATGGGAACCAATATGGAAGATATCAAAAATGCATATCAGGGATTTGCCAAACAGAATTATACCATGCTAGATAACCTGAAGCTCGGCTATGGTGGAACAAAATCGGAGATGGAGCGTCTTCTTGCTGACGCACAGAAAATTAGTGGAGTAGAGTATAATATAGATAATCTCTCAGACGTTTACAGTGCAATTCATGTGATCCAGGGAGAATTGGACATCACTGGAACTACAGCGAAGGAAGCTGCAACCACTCTTTCGGGGTCCTTTGGACAGATGAAGGCTGCGGCAAAAAATCTAATCGGGAATATGGCACTTGGGCAGAGTATAACAGGTCAGTTAGCAGAATTAAGAGAAACAGTATTTGTTTTCTTAAAGAATCTGATACCAATGGCTGGAAATGTTCTATCTGCGTTACCAGAAGTTGCAAGCCAGGCAATGACATTAGTTGTACAGAGCCTGAATTTGAGCAGCAATAACACACAGCAGTTAGTAAATCAGGGGCTGAAACTGGCATCAGATCTTGCAAATGCAATTATTTCAGGTGCTCCATATCTGGCAGAAGCTGCAATTAAATTGATTGCATCATTAGGAAACGCACTCATCAATGCAGATTGGGCTGAAACAGGTCAGATGTTTATGTCATCTTTAAGGGACAATCTGGATCTTGCAGCAGATGAGATTCTTGGTACTGATACAAACATTATAGAAGTTCTGAAGAATGCAATTAATGAACAGTTACCGGAGTTACTTGCTACAGGCGTGGACATCATAAGTAATATTGCAAACGGAATTTTGCAGAATCTTCCGTGGGTGATTCAGACAGCAGGAGATATTATTACTAATTTTGTTGGGGCAATACTGCCAGCACTGCCTACAGTTTTAAATGCGGGCTATACAATGCTGTGTAATCTTGTAAATGGAATTAAGGATAATCTGCCGCAGATTGCGCAGGTAGCTCTTACGGCTATCGTTCGTTTTGGGGCTGCAATCGCTCAGAATCTGCCACAGATCCTTCAGAGTGGTATTACAATTATCGGAAAACTGGCAGCAGGATTGATTCGCGCTATTCCTAATCTAGTAGGACAGATCCCGGCAATTATCTCAGCAATTGTAAACACTTTTGCCAGCCGGGATTGGGGGAATATCGGACTCAATATTATTAAAGGAATTGCATCTGGATTGAGTTCAGCAGGGCATATGTTATGGGATGCGGTAAAGGGCGTCCTTGGAAACTTTAAAGACAATGTACTCAGTTTCTTCGGAATTCATTCGCCTTCAAGATGGGGCGTATATGTTGGAGAAATGATTGATACCGGAGTAGCGAATGGACTGATTGGGAAGTCTTCGTTAGTATCAGATGCGGCTCTTGAATTACAGAATTCAGTGAAAAAGCCAATCGAAGCAACAGCAGATCTTACGGTTAGAAGTAATGCTTTAGCAGAAAATGAAAAAAATACACTTGCACAGAAACTGGAACTTTTGATTGAATATTTAAGAAATAATGCAAGAACAAAAGATAGTATTGTGATTAATCTCAATGACAGAGAAGTGGCAAGGGCTTTGAAAGAATTGGGGGTTGTATTCGCTTGATAGAAGTCAGATATATAAGTTCAAATAAAAAAGAATATAACCTAATTGGAGATAAAATGCGGCCGACAGACGGGAGTTTTCATTCGTATGAGTGGATTCCAGAAGTGATTGAACGTAAAGTCGGAGAAACAGTAACAGGATTCACAAAAGCATCAAAGATATATCAGATTACGCTTACCATACGCGGAAAATTAGAAGATAGGAAAGCACTAATAGATGACATCACTGATGCATTTGAACATGATGTAATAAACGTATCACCAGGAAGAATATATTTCGGAGATTGGTATATTGACTGCTTCATAAAAGACAAAACTACGGGAATATCAGGAACATGGAACAACTGGACGGAACTTCAGATAGGAATATATTGCCCATATCCATCATGGATAACCGAAGAGGAGCGTTCATTCAAGAAAATTATTAACGGATCAGGCGAGTCAGAAGAGTTTTTGGATTATGAGCATGATTACGGTTACGATTACACTATGCCATACGGCGGTGATGTGATCTGGCAGGTTGACCATTATGCGCCATGCGAGTATGAGATGATTATATACGGCCCCTGCGTGGATCCACGCGTTGTGATAAATGGACATATTTATCAAGTATACGCGACTCTGGACGAGAATGATTATCTGAAGATCAATAGCCGTGAAAATTCCGTTGTGCAATATCTGGTCAACGGAACGCAGCGAGATCTATATGATTACCGGGTAAAGATAACGGGATCACTGTTCGATCCAATCAAGCCGGGGAATGTCCGAGTGGTGTGGTCAGGGGAATTCGGGTTCGATCTAACACTATTCTGCGAAAGGAGTGAGCCAAGATGGAAGATCCAAGGCAGTTAATTCTTGCAGATCAGAACCTGCGCGACATCAAGCCGGTGATGAATGCGGACATCGACTTTGCTGTCGGATCGGATGAGAATGACTACGAAATTAAAATCCGGCGCGATCGGTGGGATAAGCGGTATACATACGGAAATATATTCTACATTAAAAATACAGAGTTCGGAGGGATTATCGGAAGAAAAAAGATAAACACGGAGAAGGACACGATATCACTGTATGGCCGGACATGGCGCGGAAAATTGGATAAGAAGATTATCCGGCCGCCGGAAGGACAGGATTACCGGAAAGTATCAGGGGAGTTGAATGCAGTGCTGAATACGATTGTTACGGAGCAGTTCAATGACTATTTTGTCGTATCGCAGAACGACACCGGAGTGAGTGTGACGAATTTCCAGTTCGATCGATACTGTACTTTGTTGACCGGGATCATAAAGATGTTGAAAAGCGTTGGATATAAGTTACATATCGAATACATTCAGCAGGAACGCGGCCAGCCTGGGTATGTAGAGCTGTCTGCCGTACCGATCGTGGACTATTCAGACGCAAAAGAACTGTCGCAGGATAGCCGGTTGAACTTCGTGTTCGATGAAACGAAAAACGGAGTTAACCACCTGATCTGCCTGGGAAAAGGGGAACTTCAGGACAGGCAGGTAATTGACCTGTATGTCGGCCTAAACGGTAGTATCGGAACCACGCAGTATTATACCGGTATTAAGGAGGTCACCGATACATACAAGGATACATCCTCTGAGAGTGACGAACTGGAAGAGAAAGGACGGGAAAAACTGCGGGAACTAATGAATAAGACATCGTTTAGCATGGATGTCGAGAGCTTGGGCATAGAGGTAGAGATCGGAGATATAGTAGGCGGCCGCGATTATGTAACGGGCATGTATGCGGCCAAGCCAATCGCAAAGAAGATCTATAAAGTAGAGGGTGGAAAAACCTCTCTTGAATATGAAATAGAAGGAGATGATAGTTAATGGAACTGGTAACAGGACGGGCAGGGAGCCCGCACATAACGTCACAGCAGGACCGACAGAAACATCAGGGAATCTGGGGCGATGGAGCATATATCCTTGCGACGGGAAATCAGCTCGAACCGCAGGTGCAGAGCTCAAATAAAATATTGATTAAGGATGGCGCTCTGATGTTTCAGGGTGCTATTTTTTCGGTCAAAGTCGGGACTACAGATGAAATCACAATCAATAATGGGAATCAAGGCATGCAAAGAAAGGATCTTGTCGTCGTCCGGTATACATATGATTCAGCGCAGCAGAAAGAATCCGCAGAATGGATTGTGATTCAAGGAGAACCAGCGGCAAGCAATCCTGTAGCACCGTCAAGTACGAGTGGAGATATACAGGAGGGAGATACTACTGTAGACTGCCCGTTTATGATCGTAAATCTGGATGGGATCAATGTCACGGGAGTGGATATTATACCGGAGGTCGCACCGGACATCCATACGCTAAATGCGGCTTTGTCCAATATTAGGTTTGAGGTCATCGAATCTACCAGTTATTATGTTAAAAAATACGAAAACGGCTGTTTTGAAGCATGGGCAAAAACAACTGTTATTGGTACCCATCTGAGTTTTACGCAAATTGGAACATCCGGAATATACTATGCGCGTGTCACAAATATAGGAATCGGAATCAGAGCGACGGAAGTGTACGATATTGAATATACACCTCAAAATAATGGAATAGTCTGGGGAGCGTCACCAAGTATGAATTCCAACATGTCTGCGATAGACGGATATGTCGTACAGTATGGAGCCGACAAAACACGCAACACGAATATTCGAGTTCATGTGACCGGCAAATGGAAATAATTACTGCTTGGTGTACCGTACGGCTACAAATCCAGCATATGTACTCCAGTTACTATGAGTTGTAATTACAACTTGCTGACCATTTGCAATAATCCGTGCTGCAATACTGTTTGCAACATTATTAGGGTCTACATACGGTAATGGATATGCGGCCCCTCCCGAGATAACCATACTGTATGTTGGATCTATCCAGAAATAATAGGCGTTGGTGATACCTGTATTTATAGTTTTGCTGGTATTGTTAGGCAACACACCTATATCGACAAGTCGCATATATATAGGTTTGCCACCAAATGTTTCGCCCGTTAAGATTTCGCCTGCGCCAATTGACATGTCATATGCGTTTATTTTATTCGACAAAGCCGCATTTAACGTATAGATTCAAAAAAGAAAGGATGATGAAAATGAAGATTATTTTTAACGATGCAACAGAAATCACCGTGCAGCAAGTAGAGTCTCACGGCGATTATCTGTGTGTCCTGACCGTTGGGAATACTCCGGAGCAGCTTAAAGTGTTGTTCACTGACACGAGCCGCACATCGAAGATAATCGTGAAGGAGCGTGGCCAGACGGTCGCTACATACGAGGGATACACGGCGTTTTACAGGACGGAGATCTATACAGGTAAGATCTATGGCGTAGTAATGTACAAGCCGGAGAAAACGCCGGAGGTGCAGTCGTCTATGGTACAGGCGGCAGTCACTGTTGCGCAGATACAGGCACAAAGTCTGACGGATGAGCAGGCACTTACCGTGAAAGATATCTATCCTGTATGGGATGGAAATGGTGTGTCATATCAGAAAGACTTCTATTTGACACATAATGGAAAACTGTATAAGGTTCTGCAGGCACATACATCACAGTCGGACTGGGTGCCGGATGCGGCACCGTCACTCTTTGCAGAGGTGCTCCCGGGACAGGACGGTACTGGGATTGGAGAGTGGGCACAGCCGGGATCTACAAATCCGTATATGGCCGGAGACCGGGTGACACACAACGGCAAAACATATGAATCCTTAGTGGATAATAATGTATGGAAGCCCGGTGCGCAGGGATCAGAAGCACTGTGGAAGGAAATAGAAACAGAATAAGAAAGGCGGGTAGCATATGACAGAAATCAAAGAGGTGAAAGCAGAGAAAACCACAGTGAATGCCGGGGAGCGAATTCATATATCATTTGAATTTTGGTACGATCAGGACTATCCATATGATTACCCGCACGACTATCCAATTTCAAGCGAAAGAAAGTGAGGAAGAAACACATGAGTGATATTGTAAGGGCTTATGCCAAATATAAAGGGCAGCAGTACAATGCATCTTACAACTCCAGGACGCAGAAGTGGAGCGTGGACATCCCGTCCGGATCAGAATCATCTTACAGCCAGTCGAATCATACATACCCGATTGAGCTGCATGCATTCGACGCGGCGGGCAACGAGACGATCATGTACGCTACGGACGACACATACGGGGATCAACTGAAATTCCGTGTCCTTGAGAAAACGAAGCCGACTGCGACTATCAAGTCTCCGACGCAGGGCAGCGTGCTTGGAAGCGCGACGCAGGATATTGTCATGGAGCTTTCCGATGCCGGCGGATCTGGTCTCAACATGGCGTCCGTAATCTTCAAGGTCAACGGCGTTCAGGTAACACAGGGACTGTCTTGGAGCGATTCAGGTGGAAAGAAGACCTGCACGTATCATGCAACCAACCTGTCAGATGGTTCCAACAGTGTCAGCCTGCAGGTGTCCGATAATGACGGCAATGTTTCTGACGTTGCGACAGTATCCTTTGTGATCAGTACATCCGCGCCGACGCTAAACATTACGAGCCCTAAAGAAGGGCTGCTGACGAACAGCAAAAAGGTTACGGTATCAGGTACGGCGACGGCCGGGTCTGACGCGGTAACTCTTTCTAAGGTAACTATTAACGGAGAGGAAGTAGTAGTAGGTGAAGGTGGTGCATTCTCGAAAGAGATTACCCTTAATGAGGGAGCGAACACAATTTCTATTATCGCTGAGGACAGTATCGGGAAGACAACAAAGGTTGATAGGCATGTTACAGTCGATACCAAGGCACCGATCATCAGCGATGTCGAGGCAGAAGCGACCACAGTTGACGCCAACAGCACGATCCACCTGACCTTCAAGGTTGTGGATCCGGCAGACTGATATGATTATCAGGGTATGGGGCATAGTGAACTCTATCGAGGTCGAGTTTACGCCCGTCCCGGACCGTCCTGGGTACTGGGAGGGGACCGCCCCACGAATGCCGGGACTGCAGGAAATTGAGATCTGGGCGGAGAGTAGCACAGGAGCAAGAGGGCATTTACAATGCGAAGTGATGATCGAATATCATGCCCACACTGAGGCGCAACTGCTCCGGGATTGTACAGAGGCTGATTTGGTCGGACCGAAGCGGGAAGTCAGATTGCTGTTGCTGCCGTGGGTAGCACGGCTCATCACTCTCCGGGAGACACAAGTCCTGCAGGAAAACTATAATGCGCGGCTGAAATGCTGCAGAAAGGCGGTGCGGCATGGATAAGGCTATATTTGAACTTGGAGAAAAGAAATATGTATGCATCAGCGTCAGGAGTACATGCGAGAAGCCATTTGATGTGACTTCTGCGAAATACATCCTGAAAAACGGAGATGAGAAAGAAGTATCAGGAGAGTGCGAGATCAGCAAGCGAGATGATAAAGAGACAATCCTGTCTGCATTGATTCAGCCAATGATCAAGGGAGCGACGTACACATTGGAGTACACATACGAGATACCACCAGAGATTATCAAGCATGTTGTGAAGGTGACGGTGATATAAGGCAGGTGAGAATATGACAATCAGAGACAGACCGTGAACCGGTCTTATTTTTATGCATAAATTATATGGAGGTATAGACCCGTGTATATAAGCATAGGGACAATTATTACGGTAGGCAGCCTGATTGGTGCGCTGGGAGTGATCGGAGGAGTGCTGATTGCAGCATATAAATTCTTTAAAAAGCCGGAAGAGCTCGAGAAGAAGATCAAAAAGATCCGAACAACCCATGAAGAGGACATCCGGAAGATCAACGAAGAACAGTACCTAATTACCTACGGGCTTCTCGCCTGCCTGAAAGGACTCAAGGAAAAGGGTTGCAACGGTCCTGTAACGGAAGCCATAAATAAGATTGAGAAGCACCTGAACAAACAGGCGCATGATATGGAGGAATGACTATGAACATGGAAGTGTTAATGCAGTATATGAGTTACATTTTGACGGGAATCGGAGTACTGGCCTTTTTAGTCAGTGCGATTGTACAGACGATTAAGGAAATGCCAGAACTGAAGAAAGTACAGACAAATGCTGTGGCACTGATCACATCACTGATTCTGACACCGGCATCAGTAATTGTGTTGTGCACCTATTATAAGATAGCGATTGAATGGTATTACATTTTTGCATCATTCATTGCCGCATTTATCGTCTATTTAGTGAGTACTGGTGGCTGGGAGAGAGTGACAGAGATGTGGAACAGAAACGCATATAAGAAAAAGTAGAATTGCACCGGTGCAAGAAAGGAGAATATCATGACAGAACAGACAGTAAAAGAAATCATTAAGAGTTTTGCCTACGGACTTTCAGCGAAAGAAATCTCGGACAATGAGGGTACATCACTGGAAGCTATGGAAAAATTTGCAGAGGAACACGCAACGGAGATCGAGCAGAAGAAAGTAGAACTGAAAGAAGGTGGCTGGTATGAGTAAACTTATTATTGATGTCAGCTATCATAACGGAGTCATTAACTGGGAAAGAGTCAAAGCGTCAGGTTGTGCCGGTGCAATCCTCCGCTGTGGATATGGAGATGATATCGCATCACAGGATGACAAACAGTGGATTCGCAACCTTACTGAGTGTGAAAGACTTGGAATTCCAGTTGGAGTCTATCTGTACAGCTACGCTACTTGCGACAGACAGGCGAAATCAGAGCTTGAGCATATTCTCAGATTGATTAAAGGTCATACATTCCAGTTGCCTATCTTCATTGATGTGGAAGAGCCGGAAACACAGAACTATGCTCCTAGATGCTGCGAGATTGTCTGTGAAGGACTTAAAGCAGCTGGATATACTCCGGGAATCTACGCATCCTTAAGCTGGTTCAACAACTATCTTGGAAGTGTTCGCGGAAAATATGTTGAGTGGATGGCAAGATACAAGAATCTTCCAGGAAATACATACAAAGGTCAGTATGCTATCTGGCAGTATGCTTCTGATGGACAGGTAGATGGAGTCAGTGGAAGAGTAGATGTCAACCATTGCTACATGGAGTTCGGTGGAAGCGTTCAGCCTGTCACACCTTCTGTTAAGCCGGCACCGGCTACAAAGAAAGATTTAGGACAGGTCGATATTACATATCAGGCTTTCACAGACAGATGGTGGCCACCAGTGGTGAATAAAATCGACTGGGCTGGAAAAGGTGACAATGTTTCAATTAAGTGGCTTGCAATCAAGGTAAGCAAGGGAAGCATCCGCTGTAGAGTGTACACAAGAAAGAATGGTTGGCTTCCGTACCTTACATTTGGTAATAGCTATGATCTGAACGACAAGGAGAATGGAATCCTCGGAGATGGATCAGAGATTCTTGCAGTCGAACTGTACTACATCACACCAGATGGATATAAGTACAAGATGGTCCATTACAGAGTATCTGTACAGAATAACAAGAACTTCTACAGTGAGCAGATCGATACGCTGAAAGCCAATGGTGCAGACGGCTATGCAGGAGACAAATACAGATTCATTGACAAGTTCCAGGCTTGGATTGAGTAA